GATAAAGAATCAAGTGATTCAAGTGATAAAAAGAAATCTAGTGATTCATCATCTGAATCATCATCTGAATCATCATCATCTGAAGAAGATTCATCCGATTCATCTGAGGAAGAAGATATAAAAGATGATATTGATACAATGAAGAAAGATATTGATAATATAAAATATAAAAAACATAAATTAAAATTAGTATGTATGAATGATATCACACCCAAAGTTTATGATGAAAGATTTAGAGGATGGATATTTACATATTGGAATTAATCACCTGATTAATTTAATATATCAACTTCTTCATCAGATTCATCTGATTCTGCTTCACATAAAGATACACCTAAATGATTTGCGATAATTTTGATTTTTTTGAATAATGATAAACTTAAATACTCTGAAAAACCTATTTCATTCATTAATTTATTTGTTCTATTAATAATTAAATTTTTATTATTTGAAGATGTAGGCGACCAACTATCCATTTCATCTCCAAATACACTTAATTCACAATGTTCAACTACTTTTATTATACATTTTGATTTTTCATCGGTAGGCCATGACATTATATATATTATAAATTATTTTAAATATTTAGATATATTATTTTTATATTTTTTTATCATATTATCACATAAACTCCTATCACCATATATATTATATCGTGGTGGTCCACCACAATTATATATTCTATGTGGTATGATAAATTTCTTCGTATCTAAATCGTATATTTCGGATATCCAATCATCTATGTACCAATTTTTAAATTCATATGGATAATAAAACCCAAATATTTCCATATGTTTTCTTGATACGAATGATTGAGTTAATAATGTATCATTAGGATTAGATTTTCTTCTACCTACATCAGTCATACCAACCACACCTATATCATTATTTTGTTTCAAAATATCTATACAAGCATTTACCCAATCTTTATCTTGAAAATAAATATCTGAACCTATTTGTACAAAATAATCGTAATTATCTTTATATGCGTTTATAAATAATTCATTCCATATATGACAAACATTTCCTTTATGACTTGAATCTATTGATACAAATTCTATGGTTGTATTTTTCATAACATTAATAAATTTACTAATATCATTTTGAACTTTATAATCTTGATAAAAAACATCATCTGAATCAATACCTAAATAAAATTTATATTCATGGTTTAAATCTCCCGGTCCCACGGCCGCGCTGAGATTGTATGAAGTGAAAAATGATTTAAATAATATATTGAATAAGTCAGTATCTTTAAAATTTTTGTAATGGCATTTATTACTTGTGACTGGTATTATAACAGCAATTTTCATTTAAGATAATAAGTTATTAATCTTTTAAATAAATTTGAATAAATTAATTAAGAATAATAAATAAATTATAATAAATATGGATAAGGATAAGGATAAGGATAGATGTTCTTTCTGTAATAAGAAGTTAAAATTAATATCATATTCTTGTAAATGTGATGGACAATACTGCGCAAAACATAGATATACACATACACATAATTGCACGAATATGAAAGAAAAAATCAAAGAATCAAAAGAAATTTTAAATAAAAATAATCCAGTAATTATTCACAATAAAGTAATTAAAATTTAAATTATAAGAAATCATTGTGATCGCTTTCATATTTAGGAAATAGATATTCGTTGAATATAACATTTCTGGTATTATTTTTAAATTTACACATTATTTGATATAATCTATGCTCACAATCTAAAATTTGTTCATTATTTAGATTGTATTTCGTATTTGTTTGATCTTCAACGTTTTTAATATTTTTTGAAAAGTGTTTTTTATAAAATGCGGTTGAATTAATGCTTTCGTATCTAATTCCTTTTATTTTATTTATATTGAAAACACCAAATCCGTTAAACGATGAATAACATTCTAATAGTTGTTTTCCCTCAATTTTTTTATATAATAATTTATTCATGTACTTAATTATATGTCTTGGTTTATTATTATGCCAACTACTAAATATATAATCTTCAAATGATAACGCCCAATAATCATAGTATTTTTCATTCATAAATGTTAAAATATCCCATTCATTCTTAATACTAAACGCATTTTTAAGAACTTCTATATTTATTTTTTTACTAGATACATCATCAAAATCCATCATCATTAAATAATCAACTTTTATTTCTGTGTTTTCTATAAAGTTTAATATTCGATTTCTAGCATTACTAATATTTACTGTTCTATGTATTGTAACTGGTTCTTTATTAATTATAATTTCAAGATTTTTAAAAATCTTTTTTTGTTTACAAAGTTCTAATAAAGTTTTATCATCTGAATTATCAAATGAACATATTATTTTAACTACATCAAAATTTTCAGAAATTAATTTAATATTTTCAAAAACATGCGATATATAAACCTCACAATTTTTGACACATCCTGCGATTATAATATTCATATTAATATTATATGAATATACATTTAAATATTTAAAAATTTTTCTTTCCAGTAATTTAATTCTAATTTTTTATAATTAAAAATTTTATTTTTAAAATTTTCAACTGTTTTATCTAATAAATCTTTATTAACATCTTTCCATTCATTTATTATTAATACTGGGAGATCCTCATATAAATTATCAATTTTAGAAGTTTTAACAATAACAATACAACCTAATAATAAGGCTTCCCACGTTCTATGACAATCATATCCACCTCCATGCGGACTAATAACAAATGCATAATTAATTTGTTTATTCCAACTTAATAATCGTTTTAACTGGACTGGTTCATAGTATACTAAATCAGATGGTATATTTTTTATAGCATCTAGTCTATCATATCCATGTTTAGTAGTAGTAGTAAAATGAAAATTACTGTAACATTTTATATCTCTTTCCCAAAAAGGTTTCATTTTTTTACGAATGGTAATTAATAATAATTCTTGATCATAACTATTTGTCATTGGTCCCCAAAAAATATTACGGGTTTGCATAGTATGGTAATCCATACCAATAGGCATTAATGTTATTTTTTCATGTGATCCTATCCAATTCTGACAAAACCAATGAATAATTTTATCATTATTTATAAATTTATTTAAGCTTTCAGATGTTTTAAAAATATCATTAGGCATATCTTCATCACAATCTCCAGATATTAATATAAATTTAAATAATATATGTTGTAACATGGCATTTTCAAAATGTAATAAAGCACTTGAACATACATATATTAAAGGAATTTTTGATGAATCATTAAATTTATTCTTAAAACTGTCAAAATTAGGATAATTATATATACAATTTATACTAGATATAGGTTTAAGTGAATGATAATCACATAATTTCATTATTCCACGAGACGATATAAATTTATTATTTGATTCGTTTTCCATATATTATAATAAATTTAATAACTCATTTTTTAAATAATTTAAAAGTTATCTTAAAATTATCTAAAAGTTGTGAAAAGCAACTAGAGTTAATGGGAAGAATTATATTTGCCATTTTGAGTTCCTTGTGTGACTATTGTTGGTTCCATCCAATATATCTCCAATTGTAAATCTCGTATTACCTGATTTAACCACCAATCAGATGCCATTTGTATTTCTCCTTCTTTTAATTTGGAAATATAATTTATTAATTTTTTAGCACAATTTTGACTAACTAAATAACTATCAGTACATCTTGTTCCACCATTACCACCCCATAATGTAGGTTCTCTACATTTTTTGTATATTAATTTATTTTGTTGTATATTTGAAGATTCTATATGTAAATTACAACCATTGCCAATAAATAACAAATCATAATCATCAGGAAGTTGTTTTAACCCATTTTCTAATTTTTGGTTAAATCCTTTATCTAAAACAACATCATCTTCAAAAATTAAATTATATTTATAATTACTATTTATAATTTTTTGGTAAGTATGTATATGTTTTCTAATATTAGAACACATTGACAATTTAACTTTATTAGTATTAAAAATTTTCAAATCTTCACCTGATAATTTTTCTCTATCATAGTCTTCTATAAAATGATAATTTAAAGAGTGTTTATTAAATTCATTTAACAAAAATTGCTTTCTTTCCTTAAGAGGAGTGTAATGAATAATATATATTTTTAGGTTATTCATAAATATTTATATAAATTAGATAATTTTTATGGAAAATATACGAATATTATTTAAGAATATATATTATCTATACAATATGAAAGATGTGATAATAATATTTTATGGTTTAATAAGAACTGCGTATAGTTGTATTGATAATATTAATCAAAATATTATAAATTATAATAAAAATTTTAATATTAAATATTTAATTAGTACTCAATGTGATAAAAATAAAAAAGAGGATGAGTTAAATGATCAAATTTATAGTATTTTTGGAAAAAATAATATAATAGATATTTTACATGAAAATATTCCTAATCAGAAAGATACAAAAGAATTTGATGCTAATTATATTATAATGAGAAGACTAAGAAAAGCGATGGATTATTTAGAAAATTGTCAAACATATGATATATATTTATTTTCTAGAATGGATATAATAATAAATAATCCAATAGATTTAAATAAATATAATAATGATATATTTACTATAGTTACTTCAATTAGACCAGTAAGACCATGTATTTTTCATAATAGAGATTGGGATTATTTGTGGATTGGTTCAAAAAAAGCATTTGAAATTTGGTACTATTCTTATATATATGGAGTTAGCAAAGTAAAAGAATATAAAAAATATAAATATTTTACAGTTCATAATAAATTAAATTTAAATTTAGATTATAATTTATCAATTGAGGAAAAGCAACAAATATCAAATAAATATAAATTAGTAGAAATGGAAAGACCTAAATCTCAAAATTTGTGGTGGATAGTAAGAGACTTTGATAGATATGATTTTATGTATCATAAATGTATTAATAATTTAATATTAAATGGTTGTGAATTTGAATTATCTGAACACAATAATTTATATTCTTTGATTGTAAGATAATATTTATTTAAAAAATAAATATACTATTAATTATAATGTTTACAGAACCATTTTTGTTCAATAAAATAATATTAGAAAAATCTGAAAATATTATAATTGATAAAAATATCCCTATATTTGAGAAAATAGTATTTAAATCTGATAAACCATGGGAAGGTGAAGTAAACGGTTATTATACAATAATTCATAATAATAATGAATACATAATGTATTATCGTGCATCAAATAAAATTCATAAATCATTTGAAAGTGTATGTATAGCTAGTAGTTCAGATGGATTAAATTTTAATAAAAATAACTTAAATTTTGAATACTCAAATTTCGAAGAAGTAAAAGTAAAAACACATTCTGGTATAGAAACTCATTGTAAATTAATTAAAGGAAATAAAGATAATAATAAATTATTTCATAATAAATTTTGTCATAATTTTTTTCCATACTATTCTAAAAAAGATAAATGTTATATTGGATTGTCTGGTTTAAAGGTTGAAAATAATGGTTTATATTTAATGAAATCAATGGATGGTATAAAATGGGAAATTGTAAGAAAAATATTAGATGAAAATAATGTTCGTCCTGGATTTAATCATATTAATCATTTTGATACATGTAATACTATAATATATAATTCAATGGAAGAATCTTATTATATTTTAATACGTGATAATAGACCAACGATCGAAAATAATAAGCATATGGGAAGACGCGTACAATATATAAATATAAAAGATTTGAGTCAAGAAATAAAAGAAATATGTAAACCTTTAATTGTAAATAATAATTTTACTGATTATCCAATATATTCTTTAGGATGTACTCATTATCCAAATAGTAAATATTTTTTTGCGATACCTACTTTAGTAGATGAAGAATTTATCCAATATCCACATGGGGGTGGAAGGTGGATACAGAAGAAAAAAATAGGACAAATATTAATTTCAAATAATTGTTATGAATGGGATGTAGTTAGTGAAAATATATTTAAAAAAGATATGGGTAAAGATAATTTTATGACAATAGGTATAGTTCAGAGCAAAGATAATGAAAAACTATATTTTTATGTTCAACATGATTTCAATCGACAAAATAATTACATAAGTTGTTATTCTTTTCCAATGAATAGAATAAATAAAATTATATGTAATGAAAAAGGGTATATAATGACTGATTTAATAAAATTAAATAGTTCAGTTTTATCAGTTAATTTAGAAACATTAACAGAACAAGGTTATATCAATTTAGAATTATATGATCAAAATAAAAATTTAATATTGGAAAGTGATAATATATCTGGTAATAATTTTAATTTCATCGTAAAATGGAGATCAAATATAGATATAAATAACAATAAATATTATATAAAATTTAATATATACAACAGTATATTATATAGTTTTAATTATAATTAATTATATAAAGATTAATGATTATATCATAATAAATGTTGGATAATGTAATTAACACTGAATTTTATAAAGATAAAAATATACAGATAACTGGAGGAACTGGAACAATCGGTAATATTATTACAAAATATCTATTAGAATATACCGAATTTAAAAAACTTGTTATATTTTCAAGGGATGAATTTAAACAATATAATATGAAACAAAAATTTAAAGATTATACTAAATATGATAGATTGCGTTTTTGTATTGGAGATATTAGGGATATTGATAGGTTAAAATTTGCTCTTGAACACATTGATATAGTATTTCATGCTGCATCATTAAAACAAGTTGATTCAATAGAATATAATCCATTTGAAGCAGTTAAAACTAATATTATGGGTACACAAAATGTTATAGATGCTTGTATATATAATAATGTTAAATTGCTAGTAGGAATATCAACAGATAAAGCAGTTTCACCAGTAAATTTATATGGTGGAACAAAATTATGTTTAGAAAAATTAATAGTATTATCTAATTATTATAATGGTGGTAGAATGAAAACATGTATATTAAGATATGGTAATGTTGTAGGTAGTAGAGGTTCTGTTATTCCATTGTTTTTAAAACAAGAAAACTTTTTCACAGTCACATCAGATAAAATGACCCGATTTTCAATTACAGAAAAAGAAGCGTGTAATTTTATCCTTAATTGTGCTTCAATATGTGATGGTGGTGAAATATTTGTCCCTAAATTGAAAAAATATAATATATTACAATTGTGTAAACTAATTAATCCAAATAATAATATAAAAATTATAGGTATAAGACAAGGTGAAAAATTACATGAAGAAATGATTTGTGAATCAGAATCTTTAAACTGTTGGGAAAATAATAACATTTTTATCATAAAAAATCAAGATAACCCTTCTGAAACTTTAATAAATACATTAGATTTAAAAAAAAAATGTGATATTATTTCTTACAATAGTAATAATGCTGAATCAATCACTGATGAAGGTCTAACAGAACAAATAAATACTTATAGATAATATATATATATATTATTAGTATATAAAACAATAATATTATATATATATATATATATATGGATTCATACTTTCCAAATAA